GGAACGCTCGACTGATCGAAAAGGCGAAGGGCTTCGATGTGCACACGAAGTATATCGTCTTTATCGGTCAACGAAACAACATGTCGTTCCGGCCATGAATGGTTAGCTATTAGTCTCGCGATAACGCGATCCTGGCGCGACGAACGTTCGACGAAGGGAGGAGCATCTGAAACGATCAGACCATTAACGTGTTTGAAAGCACGAATTGGCTGAGCGCTGCGGAGCCCCAATCCACCGTAGGACTTCGGGACAAACCAGGGGAGACTAGTACGGCTTAGCTTATCAAAATGTCTATAGACAAACATCTTAGACAAAGCTAGCTCAAGTAGGGGTGGTGAGAGCTCAAGGAGTCGGTTGTGCAATTCAGCACAAGTCTCAAGCCAACTTAAAGATACTTTAACGGCAGCAGTGACGGAAGATCCCCCACGTTTGGACTTTTGTCCAAGGGAGTTGGATGGCGAAGGCTTTGTCTTCGACAGATCGACTGATCGCTGCATACCATTAAGTAATCCCATGTTCACATATGGGACCTCCGAAAACGTACACGTACTGTGATCGTAATCGAAGGCTAAAGAGTTGATTTGAAGAAACCGCTCGGAGTAGTAACATTTTCCGATGGATGGAATGAGTCCCATCGCACGCGAGATTCGGGTCCAAGCCTCCTGACCAATGGGATTAAACTTCGTTACGAAGTCATCACCATTGATTAAGAGTGGACACTCGTCTAACCGCATTGTGCGACCGGCACTTATCTCAGATGCCCATCGGACGTCGCTAGCATTTGCAATGCAAAGCACCGGAAAAGAAATGATAGAACCCATGAGTTGACCCCAGAGTTGCATAAGTTGTTGTTTAGACAACGAATCAACATCTATGAGGTGTCCCGTGAGTAATCGTTTCAGGAGAATACGAAAGGAAGGAATCAAGTTACAGACCTCTGAAATGTCCTCGGCTATCCATTCGGATACCAGGGGATCCATCTCAGTCGTGGCGTCTTTATAATCGCCTGAACTGAACTTCTGTCCTTCTCTTAATCTCCCCAGAGCAGACTTAACAATCTGACTGGTGACCGGAGTGCCTATAAGTTTAAAAACCTTATGACGACGTAGAGTGCGGTGAAGATACTTCTGTAAAGACTTCAGGACATACTGTGAAACAGCAGGTCCCTTAGTAATAACTCGAGTCTTCAGTGCTTCTGCCAAACCCAAAGGGTGCGCAAGAGGCACCTCGACCATTGCCCCAGCTAAAAGATCTGGAACAAGTCGAAGCCACGCAGCTCTAAAAGCTGTTACAAAGAGAGGATCAACGAAATATGATTTCTGATCTAATCCCTCTAACTCAACCACAGGACCGAGCTGTATGCCCGGTCCGGAGCCTGGTTTCAGGCCCACACCTATTAATTCCTCTGCAAGATATAATGAAAAAGTTGATTCTTCACCGATATAGCCAAGGGCAGATAACTCCCCGGCGGCTCCAAAATTCGTACGAGAACTATAATACGAAGAATTGAAGCTGGGTACTAAAGGTGTACTCATATCGGCAATAGTGTACTGTGGCTGTTTCTCAAACAGCTCATACACAGTTCGACGGATGTTCGACCGAATCGTTACAGCGTTAATCAGGACATTGACATCAGAACTTATAGTTCGGATGTTCAATTGATCCCAATCCACAGCAAAACGAGCGGCCGGACGCTCTCTCAAGGTGGTCAGTGAAATAGCAGTGTTTAAAGCTGCAATTCGA